GCGGATGCACCGGCCTGACCGGCGAAATATGATGCGTTGTTGTGGTAGTACGGGGATTCATCCGTGACAGGCTCCCCGCCCTGGGTACCGGTAGCGTAGCCCTCAGCCTTCAGGGCGTCGGCCCCGGCGTCCGCTTCGTGTTGTTCTGCTTCATCCGCAGCCGTCTCGGCACGATCGACGCCAACATTCAGCTGCTCGATCAGCTGATCGATGACGCTCTGCTCCTCAGGCGTCGGCTCAACCTCGGACCTTGCCGGACGTTTCCTCACTGGGATCTCGAAATCGTATCTGGTCTGAGCGGATCCGTTCGGCCCGCTAAGCCAGAAATACCCGATGATGGTTCTCCCGGTGATAAGATATTCATCCGGAATATTGATCGATTCCGGCGTGCAGATGACCGGCTTGGTCACAGTGTCTCCATCGTTGCAGAAGTCCACCGTGAACACATCCGGCAGGCCGTAGACTCCCTCCATCACACCGACCTGCTTTTTGTCGTACTGATAGCTGATCGGCGGGGCCGTTCCCTTCCGGCCAATGAATACAATCGGGATTTTATTGTACTCCATGCTGATCCCTCCTAAGAATGATTTCTAAGTGGCATCAGCTCGCGCATCATACCACATAGCGTAACAAGTTTTGAATAGCCCTTACTCCAAGGCGTAATAAAATTCCGGTATGGCGTAGTTACGGCAGAAAATAGTCAATACTGAATTCTATGTTTTCATTGTATGAGCATTTCCCCCGGAACGAGATTTCCCCGTCTTTTCGCACCCAGATATAACCTTCTGTATTTCCGTAGCTTTCTCTCTTGTAATTAAAGATCACAAACGAATCTACAGCTGGCCTGTACCCGCTGTTCACATATCCAGCAATGTCAACAGCAGAATCTGTACCGTGGTTATCACCTAGTTTGAACACCACATGGAGTGACGCTCTCTTTCCAACAACAGCAATCTCGGATGATACAATCTGAGATGAAGAAATGGCGGTGTTCCTTGACACCACATCAGACGTTACCACGGTTGCCTCACCTCCTGATCCGCCGCTTGCTGACAGCACTCCATTGGAGTCGACAGATAGTCCCGACCCCACGATGACGCCACCGAGCGAACCGGTCGTGGCCGGTGGTAACGTGTATCCGCTGCTGCCGCCTCCCGTTGCCGCCAGTGTACCATCTTCTTGAACACTCAGGCCGTTGCCGACCTTGATGCCTCCAAGCCTGAGAGCCGTTGCTGTCGGAAGTTCATACGCCTCCGCATCAGCAGAAAGGACCCCGTACCGGTCGATGGACAGATTGTCACCGACCTTGATACCGCCGAGCCGCGTATCTGTGGCGACCGGCAGAACATAGGTTCCTCCGCCTCCGCCGCCTTCATCCGCAGCGCCTATTTTCCCGATCACGACATAGGTTCCGGAGAGCTTCATGACGATGACTCGGTATCCGGTATCAAGTGGCCAGGCACTGCTCAATACCTTGTACGGCTTCTGGAGCGCTTCCGTCATTCCGTCAAGAATCAGGGTGACCGTGTATTCGTCTGGGATCGTGTCGACAGTCGCAAGCATGAACTCCGAGCTTGGTGCGGCCTGTTTCTGCTTGACAAAAGGATTATTCTGCATGGAACACCACTCTTTCCATCGTGTGATGCATTCTGCCGCCGATGTTTAGGTCCATTGTCCATCCACGTTCAACACACAGGGTCATGAGGTCACCATACTTCAGAGCAACCACATCACCGACACCGAACCCAGGCAGCAGGCACGTTTCAACATCGATGATCTCTCCACGCATCATGCTGTCCGTCAGGAGCCGGGAGGCATATGCCTGCAACTCCCCCTGGGAAGCAATATTGTTCACATTGACCAGCTGAGTAATCCGGCGCCCCCTTCTGACAATCGACAGAGGGGACTGCGGATTCGTATTCTCCGCAATCGCGTACATCGGGGCATTCTTGTCTGCATTGGAGCAGACGCACAAAAAGACGTTCGGTGCAGAGAAGATGTCTGTCTGGCTGGAAAACTCCGGGAACATCAGGCTTTCTATGCTTTCGTCTGTCAGATAGTGCTGGATATTCTCTGCCGTTGGCTGTCTGACCGGCTCCAGCCTGGCCACACCTTCCGAATCGAACCAGAGCTGTTTGTAGTTGATCTCAGCAAGCAGCTCATTCACAATGGCAAGGTTCGGCGTTCCGATGTTCCAGTCTTCCCTTGCCTCCGTCAGCACATGGTCTGTCTTTGTCTCTGCGATTGCGGCAATGCCGGCTTCTGTGAGCAGAGATCCGACAGCTGTCAGATAGTTCGTTTCAGCTGTGAAGTACCTTGGCACCTCCGTGCATCTGGTCTGGACCATCCAGCAGCGGTCATAGGCCGTGATGGTAACCGTGCCGGTTGTGTCTCCCTTGTTGAAGATAATGTTGGCGGGAAGAAATATCCCGAGTGGATAGGTCTTCCCGTCAATCACAAGTTCTGGACGGATCTGATCTGTCAGCCAGTCCACAGTGTCACCAGGGTCAATAAACGTTCCCATGAACATGGTTTTGATTTCGCCAGAGTCGTTCATGGTGATGTTCCCCCCGACGCCGTTGGCCGGATGGATTTCGCAAAGATCAGCTCCGTTTCGAAGAATCTTGTATCGGAACTGAATCTGTCTGATCATGTCAGTCCCTCCACATGGATCTGTTGCAGCGAGAAGGTGATGGAGATATAGAACTCTTTCACCTTCTTGTTGTATGAGATCAGGGCGCCGACAACGACGCCTCCGGATTTGGATTTCAGGATGACCGCCTGACCGCGAAGGGCCTCAAACGGTTTTGCCGCTGCCTCATCGCTGAAAGCACAGTCGTAACTCCCAATCATGTCCTCGTGTTCCCCAATCTCAATGATCGGATATGACGCACCGAGAACGTGCTGCAGAGCAAAATTCCGGGACCAGCTGAAATTACGCTCCCTGTCACTGTTTTCACTCAGATTCAGATGCACCCAGTCTCCACCGGAGAGTGGGCAGATCCAGCTGGAATCCGTCTGCATCACGCCTGAGACAACATTGGATCTGGAATAGTTCCCGTCTTCCGCCCACAGCTCAACATAGTAGCTGTGTTCACCAAGGACAAGGCGATCACGGTAGAACAGATCGTCACCTACGTCGGCGATCCGCTTTCCATCTCGGTAGACGTGGGCGTCGGCATTCTCGACGCTCTGCTGATAGGACCACGCCAGAACCGCATCCAAGTCAAAAAGGCCATCCAGCAAAATGTCTGTTGAAGGCTGATTCTCAACGTAAATGGATGTGGTGGAGTAATTCGACCACAGGCCGTACAGTCCCTGAATCCGGACGGAAATCATATGCTCACCGTCCGGCAACGGCTCCTGCTGCTGATATTTGTAGACGCCCTTGCCGAATTCCTTCTTTACGATCACGCCGTCAATGGTGATCTCATAGGCTTCCTGGCCTCTGGACTGCCAGCTGATTAGCGTCCTTGGCACCGGCGTTGCTGACAGGCCGGCAGGATTATCAGGGGCCAGCAGGCAGACGAATGAAACCTGATTGATCGGTCCTGCGACCTCATCCCTGTTGTATGCGCAGATGCGCCACTCAATGACGCCGGCGCCGAAGTAGGTCTCCGGAACCTCATAGCTTGTGAGCGGATCGGTCGTGTCAATGATGGTCTTCCACTCGGTTGAAGCGTCTGTGTCGTACTTCCAGCTCAGAATAACCCTGGTCGGATCTGAGCCGTCTTCATTGGTAAGTGTCCAGGTGAATGTGATCGGCTTGGTACCGTCTTCCATTCTTCCGGACGGAGCCACGCAGAAGGCAAAAGCCGTGCTTGCCTCCGTGGAGAATTCGAACACTGCCGTGGTTGACGTGGTTCCGCCGGTATCCGTTCCGGTGATGTACCAGGAGATTGTCGTGGCCACCGGGATCTGTCCGGCGGCGAATGTCACCTGCTTTGTGTTTCCGGAAATGCTGATCTGCGTGTAATCCGCATCCTCGGCAGTCTTCCAGAAGAATGTCGCCGATGCCTGCGGGAAGTCTCCGGATGCCGGGTTGGAATAGTACCACTTGAATGTGATCTCATTCCGAGGATCCACATAGCCGCTCGTCGGGCAGTCCTGCGGGGTGATCTGCGTCGTGAGCGTCTGGAAGGTCAGCGCGTTTGTCTGGCTTTCATGACCGCCGGAGTCGGTGCCGATCACGCGCCACTGGATTGTGGCGTTTGTGCTGAAGGTGTTTGCCGGGATCTGGTAGCTTTTAACGTTCCCTGTGATCGTGATCGTGTTCCAGTCCGGATCCGTGCTCCGTCTCCACTGGAACAAGGCCTGACTCTGGTCATAATCCTCATATACGCAGTTGTAGTACCACTCAAACAGGATCGGCTGTGACGGGTCAGTGTTTTTGCCGTCCGGATACACCGACGGCTTGATTGTGGTCGTAACCGTCGTGAAGGTCCGGACCGCAGTCTGGGCTGTATGCCCGCCGGAGTCTGTTGATGCCAGGTAAAACTGAACCGTACAGGCTGTCGGGAACGTGTTTGCCGGGATCGTCATCTGCTTGGCAGAGCCAGGTGACACCGGTATCTCATTCCATTCGGAATCTGTACTCTTTCTCCAGAAGAAGGAGGCACTGGCCTGCGGATAGTCCTCACTGCTGTACTTGAGCGTCCATTCAATGACGGTCGTATTTCTGGTATCGAAATTGCTGCCGGACGGATAGTTCGTCAGCGTGAGCGTCGGTGTGCAGGTCGTGAAGTATCCGGATGTGGATGATGCAGTGCCATCTTCGTCAGTGGTTGTCAGCTCCCAATCAATCGTCGAGGCCGTAGGCAACGTATTTGCTGGGATGGAATATGTCTTTGTATCGCCGGAGATGTTGACCGTCGTCCATTCCGACGCAGTTCTGACTTTGTATTTGAAGACTGCAGATACCTGTGTGAAATATTCGTCTGCGCACCGGCCTCCGGACACTTCGTGGTCCCAGACGAAGGTAGCTTCCTTGGTCGGCATTTGCCCGGAACCTGGTTTTGTCTTCATAACAACCTGGCCAACGACATTGACGTCCGGGTCATAGGTCACCCTTACCATGGCGTTGCTTCCGGAAGCGTTCGCAGCAGGAATCAGGTTGTAATAGTCTGCACTCCATCTGTTCACATAATCGATCACGAATACATGAGTATGGAGTACATCTATGAGCCTTTCGAGATAATCGCTGCCTCCTGTGTCGGGTTTAGTTTTTGCAGTAATATTCTGCCAACTCGTGCCCATAGAACCGAGACCGGAAATCCAATCCGAGTTCATCGCCGGCATGTTATTCCAGGTTATAGTCGATGCATTGAAATCAGCCTTGCCAGCATGCACATAAAAGATCGGATAGCTATAACTGTCTCCAGCCGATTGGACTCTCGCGGTAAAATCAATCGCTGTGATCTTCTTTCTGCGGATCGCTGTCGGAAAGTTTTCCAGACCGAAATACATTCTGGTTTTCTGATCAGCTGGTGTCAGCACGATCTGATAAGATCCGGTCGGACTCACATTGTAGTGAGTATCGGGGTTTGCAATGCTGACATACCCTCGCTTTGTGACGTTTAGAGTTTGATATGCGACAGCCATTCACTCACCCCATTCTTTCTTCGGCCTGTGCCCGCTGGCACATTCTCACAATGTCGTTAAACTCCTTGACATTTTTTGCATCAATGGTGACATAGAAGGTGTTTCCGCCCATCATGTTTTTGCTGTCCTGGGCATTGGTGATCTGAGATCCCTTTGGGAGGGAGACCAACTCTGGGCCAGATTCTCCTACCCACGTCAGCCCGCCGCGCCAGTTGTCGGTACCTCCGGCATTCCGGCCGTAGTTTCCTTCCCACATGCCAGTCTGGGAATTGTAGTAATTTCCGGTCGTGTCACCGTAGCCCATCCACTTCTGCATATTGCTGTAGTTACCGCTGCTCTTGCCGTAGCCCATGGCGACGCCGACTCTGGAAAAGTCCAGTGTCAGCAGGCCGATAACCGCATCAGCTGCGTCCGCGATCCACGCCACCACGCCGGCGATGCCGTGTAGCACTTCATACACTGGTCCGAGCCGCCCTGGTGCGCTGTCAGCCGCTCCCAGCAGTTCAGACAGCGGGTTAATCATATTTGACAGAGCGGCAAAAATTTCACCCACGCCTTTGATGATGCCGGAGTCGATCAGGGCTTTTCCGGCGTTCTTCACCAGCTCGCCGAAATTCTTCAGAGCTTCTTCGGATGCTGGTGCGAACTCTGCTGCGATCTGTTTCTTCAGCCCTTCCCACGACAACGTGTTCTTCTGGACCTGATCGTCCAGAGAACCGAGTGCGGCGACCTGCTGATCTGTCAGAACGTAAAGCTCATGGGCCTCCTCTGCATATTCCTGCAGCACTTCACTGCCCTGCTGGATCAGCGGGTTCAGCTCCGTGGCGCTCTTACCAAACAGCTCCATGGCCAGGGCGTTTCTTTCTGTCTCGTTCCCGACCTCCCCCAGAGCGTCAATCAGTTCAAAGAAGACTTCCTGAACCGAACGGAGCGAACCATCACTGTTTGTGACGCTCACACCGAGCCTGTCGAACGATGCCGCCAGGCTCTCGTTTCCTCCGGCCGCATCCGCAATGTTCTTGGTGAGCTTCGTCATGGATCCGGTGATGGTCTCCACGCTCACATCGATCAGCGGTTCGGCATACTGAAGTTCCTGCAGCAGCGTTGTGGAGAGGCCGGTGATGGCGCTCTTGGTGATGATGTCATCCGCCTCGGCGGCATACTGCACCGCCAGGTTGTGGAGCTCCGTGACCGCCTTGACGCAGGCGGCAATGCCAGCTGCAGCCGTGGCCATGGCGGCAACCGTGCCGGCAGAGAATCCCTTCAGGCCGTTCAGAGCCTTGGTTGCTCCGTCTGGCAGCTTCACGCCGATCTTGTCCGTCATGTCGCTCAGGACATCGCCGATCCCGGTCAGGCTTTCCTTTTCATCCTGGACCGCTCCGACATGGTCCTGAAGCGCGGCCTCATTTTCTTTGATAGCAGCAGAGGTGTTGTTATAGGCCGTTGCCGCTTCATTGACCTTAATCTTCAGATCGTTGATTTCTTCCTGAGTGGCCGTTCCGGATTCTTCGGCCTCCTTCAGAGCATCGCAGAGCGTCCGGTATTTCTGTTCCTGCTCTTCCAGAATTGCCGTCAGGGTTTCGTGCTTGGCGCCGAGGTTTTCCACGCTCTCGCCTTGGGCCCTGATCTCCGAGTCGATCTCGGCCAGTTCGGAATACAGCACCTTCAGAGCCTGATCGTATTCTTCGGTGCTGTGGGCCTGCTGCTGCATGGCCTTGTTGTTTTCCTGAATGGCCTGTTCCAGGTTGATGACCGAGGTTTCAGCGTTGGCCAGCTGGGCTGCATAGCTCTGTGTCTTGGTGCTGGCCTCTCCGTATTCCTGCGCCGACCACTTGACAGCCTCGCGCAGCTGCTCGACTTTTTCCTTCTGGTGGTCCAGCATGCTCTGAAGTGTCTCGCCCTTCTGGGTGAGAAAATCCATGCTGTCCGTGTTGCCTTTATACTCTGCGGAGAGACGTTTGAGCTCGGCGCCCATGGTCTTGTTCGCCGCATTCAGCTCCGTGATCGCCTGTTTGTACTTCGCTTCGCCGGACAGGGCGACCTCAACATTTACTTTTCTGGAGCTTCCAGCCACGGTGCATCACCTTCCCATGAAGTATTGCGCAAGGCTTTTCTGGTTTCCGGCAGGGACGTCAAGATCTACAAACCTGGTAGGCTTCGCGTTTGGGGTTTCCAGCTTCTCGACCGTCTTCTTTGCCGGCTTGAAATATGAATTAAACAGGGCGTGCAGCCGTCTTGGATTCATGGTCTTCCAGAACGTCCGCTCATCCTGTCTGCAGTCAAACATCCATATGCTGAGATACCGGGCGAAATCAATCTGTGAGGATTGATCCGCCCGGTCCGTCAGTTTCCCGAGTCTTCGTCGGGTTTTCCGTCTTCGGTTTTCGGACCGTTGTCCGGCTGATCGGGCCGAATCGCACGGAAGAACATGCCGGTAACGTCTAGCATGCGCATCATGGCGGAATTGAAGCACTTCTTGACCTTCTTTTCCGTCCAGTTCTCTTCCCAGCCCTGATCCTCTGCCCAGTCGTTGAGCATGGCCGTCATGGTGATGACGTTCGACTCAAAGACCGTCTTGGTCAGCATTGCCGTGATCTCGCCGCCACAGGCTTCCTGAATCCGGTCGAGCACGGACATATTGACGTGGAGCACATAGGTCTTTCCATCCAGTTCGATGGTCTTTTCCTCAAGCTTGATACTGGTAATCATTGTTCTGGTTCCTTTCTTTAGGCTACGTTCAGGACGGCATCGCACCATGCTTTGGCCAGCGCTTCGGAGTCCACCGTGCAGACTTCCTTGATCTGGCCGTCATCGCTGTCATCCGCCAGGAATTCACCGTTGGTGACAGGCGTCTGGAACTGAATGTTCTCACCGGCGGTCTGGTTTGTCTCGCTCGGTTCGCCGAACATGCACTTGCCGACAAAGATGCAGTCGTACTTCTCCACGCCCTCGTACAGAGCCGGAGTGTAGAAGGAGATGCCAACATAATTGCCGACGGTGTTGCGCTTGGTCACGAGGGACTTCACGCTGGTGGCGGTGCCTCCGGTCGGCGTAATCGACCTGTTTTTTTCCGTCAGGCCGAACATAAGCTTCTGGGCGTTCTCCTTGATGTACTTCACACCGAGGGAAATTGTGCCGCCGGTGCATTTGCGGATGTACTCGGCAAGCGTGGATTCTGCGTACAGACGGCCCTCAGCAAAGCGAAGCTCGATGTTGGCCGTCATGGAGTCACCGACTCTCTGCCTGTCGGTAAAGCTGATGACTCCGTCCGTGTTGACGTATTTTGCGCACTGGATATAGCGCAGGTCATACTTGGCCATGAGGTATTCCTCCCTAATTCTTGAAATTCTCCTCGATCCAGTCCCCTATGATCGTGACGCCGGGTTCTGAGATCAGGGCTTCGTTCTGGCTGAGTGCGGTCTTCATAAACGGTCTGGCGTCCTGACCGCGCTTGCCGTACTCGTTGACGAATGCGATTTCTGCATTCCGTGTGGTTGTCCGGCCACGATGGCGGGTTCCGTCAAAGGTGATCTTCTCCCGGCCCCCGTCATCGGTTTTCGTGGCCTTCTTGGTGGTGATGTTGTCCAGGATGTGGACGTCGCTTTCCTCATCCCGGACACCCATGTACTCTCCGGTACTCTGGATCTCCCTGGCAGCAACCTGGGCCATGGAGTCCAAGGCCCGTTCGGTCACGTCCCACGGAATATCATGAATCCGAGTGAATGCATCATTCAACTCTGCCGTGCCGGTGAAAGTCAGATCGGCCACAGGCGTCACCCGAACCCTTCCCCGACACAGGCCACGTCCAGAATCACCCGGTAATAGCCGGAATCGCTGTCGAAATACTCTGCCTCCACCGTCACGCGCCAGTGGGCATTCAGAAACGCCCACTTCACATCGTGAAGCAACTGGGTGTAGTCCGTTTTGGACCAGATGCTGATCCAGAACTCCGTTCCGGTTTCTGCCTCGGTGCTCTCGGCGTAGATCGTGCCGGTTTGGCCGAGCATGTGGTAGGTGATGTACTGAGTGGCATCACCCTTGTAATCCGGACGCTTCACCGGCACATCGACAGCTGATTCCAGAAAGGTTCTGATCGACATCTCTGTGCCTCCTATCTGGCCGGGATTCGTTTTTGCAGAGAGAGCTCCAGCCATTGATTCCGCTGCCCGACATTGTCCACGTTGACAACCTCCCAGGGATCTGGATCCCCGTAGAGGAACACCACCAGTTTGCCGTCATCAGCAAGCGGCGAGTATCGCATCGTCGCTGTGGCAGTCCGGCGTTCTGCGTAGCTGTCCCGGCTGAACACTTCCGAGCCGTGGTTTCCGACCCATTTGCAGTAGACATACTGACCGCCGCTGTAGACGTTCTCGTAGGTCTCCGTATCAAAGCCGTTGTCGTTGGTGACGACCACCCGGCGCTTGATCTGTATCATGGTCCGGAGCTCTCCGGCGTTCGCTCTCTTGCTCATGCGTCATCCTCCGAATATCTCAGCGGCAGCACATAGCTGTTCAGCAGCATCTG